TGGGTATCACCACGCTTGATTATATTCAGCTCTATAAGAAGTTTACCTATTCTAATCAGGAATCGTATAAGTTAGATCATATCGCTATGGTCGAGCTCGGAGAAAAGAAGTTAGACTACTCTGCATATGGTAATCTGCACGAATTATATAGAAATAACTTTCAACTATTCATCGATTATAATATCAAAGACGTAGATCTAATTGAAAGACTTGAAGATAAGCTTAAGCTAATCGAGCTTGTATTCGCTATGGCATATGCAGCGAAGGTTAACTATGCTGATACCTTTGGCGTAGTAAAACTATGGGACATCATTAGCCATAACTTCTTGCTTGAACGTAATATCGTAGTAACTCCAAAGGAAAGCATTCCAGATATTCCTTATGCTATGATCGGTTCTTTACAAAACCTATCTGAAGGTGGTATTCAAAATGTTGATGATTTTGAGGCATCATTTACAGGTGCATATGTAAAGGTACCTCAGGTTGGTATTCATGATTGGGTATGTTCATTCGACTTGAATAGTCTATATCCTCACCTTATCATGCAATACAACATCTCGCCCGAAACATATTATGGTCAGATCTCTGGTCAAAAAGATGTAGATCGATTCCTTGCTGGTGAAGCAGATGAATGGGATACAGATCTTATCAAGACTCCTAATCGTTGTATCTTTCGTCGTGATAAGCAAGGTTTCTTGCCAGAACTGATGGAGATGTATTACAACAAGCGTACGATCTATAAGAAGAAGATGATCGAGGCTCAGAAAGAGTATCAGATAACCAAGACATTTGAACTTGAAAAGCAGATCGCTCGATATAATAATCTTCAGATGGCTTTCAAGATCATGTTGAACTCAGCTTATGGTGCATTAGGCAATAAGTTTTTTCGATACTATCAGATTGCCTTGGCAGAATGTATCACTCTTGCAGGTCAAGTGTCAATTCGATGGATTGAGAATGAGATGAATCAGTATCTCAACAACCTCCTTAAAACTGACAAAGACTATATCATTGCATCAGATACAGATTCGATCTATATCAATCTAAGTGGATTGGTGGATCACGTATTTCCTAGTGAGAAGGATACTGCAAAGATTGTAGAATACCTTAACAAAGTATGCAGTGAAAAACTTGAGCCATTCATTGATGCATCTTATGCTAAGCTTGCAATTTATACGAATGCCTATGACCAAAAGATGAAGATGAAGCGAGAGTCCATCGCCGATAAAGGTATCTGGACTGCAAAGAAACGATACATCTTAAACGTACACGACTCCGAAGGAGTACGCTATGCTGAACCTAAACTCAAGATCATGGGCATTGAAGCTGTTAAGTCTTCTACTCCTCTGTCATGTCGAGAGTCTATTAAAAAAGCTCTTAAGATTATCATGACTCAAGACAATAACGCACTCATCGAGTTCGTGAAGAAATTTAAGGAAGAATTCTTCACCCTTTCATTCGAACAAGTTGCCTTTCCTCGTGGTTGTAATGGTATGCATAAGTATTCTCGTAAGCACGACGTCTATGCAAAAGGTACTCCTATTCAGGTAAGAGGAGCTCTATGTTATAACCATATTATTCGAGCAAAAGATATGGCAAAGAAGCTTCAATATATCATGGACGGTGAAAAAATTAAATTCTGTTACCTCACGCCTAATAAATATGGTATGTCAGTCATATCATGTCCAGGTGAATTACCTAAAGAGTTTCAGCTTCATCGTCATATCGACTATCACACCCAATTCGAAAAAGCCTTCATTGAACCATTGAACGGCATCATCGAAAAAATCGGTTGGACAGCAGAAGAAAATACTTCAATAAGTTTAGAAGATTTCTTCTCTTAAGGTATATTTAATTAAACCCATAATGTATAATCAATATAAGCGAAACTGAAAGGAAACATATGTCATTTTTTAAAAATTTAGTGGAAACACTCAAAGATGAAGATACTCGAATCGCTGCTGATGGTCAAAGTTCTGCAGAATATAGTGGATGCATCGACACTGGTTCATATATTCTCAACGCGGTTCTTAGCGGCAGTGTTTTTGGTGGTGTGCCAAACAATAAGATTACTGCTTTTGCCGGTGAATCTGCTACAGGAAAGACTTTTTTCGTACTCGGCATAATGAAAGCGTTCTTAGATGCCAATCTTGAAGCCGGTGTCATGTATTATGACACCGAAGCAGCCGTCACTAAGTCGATGATGGAACAACGCGGCATCGATACCAAACGAGTAATTGTAGCCGAGATGGACACTATTCAGAAGTTTAGAACTCATGCTTTGAAGACTCTTGATTATTATGAAAAATCTGGAGATAACCGCCCTCCTTTCATGTTAGTACTCGATTCATTAGGCCTATTGTCTTCTACAAAGGAAATGGAAGATACAGCTGAAGGTAAAGAAACACGAGATATGACGAAGGCTCAAGTCATCAAGGCAGCGTTCAGAGTACTTACTCTTAAGCTTGCTAAAGTTAAGGTACCTCTGATTTTGACCAACCATGTCTATGCCGCAGTCGGTGCATATGTGCCTACTAATATAATCTCAGGTGGTTCAGGTCTTACCTATGCTGCCTCGACTATTGCCATGCTTTCCAAAAAGAAAGACAGAGAAGGCACTGATATTGTTGGTAACATCATTAAAGTTAAGATGTATAAATCGCGGTTATCGAAAGAGAATAGTCAAGTAGAAGTACGTCTATCTTATGATAAAGGTCTAGATAAGTATTATGGTTTACTTGAACTAGCTGAAAAGTATGGCATTATTAAAAAGGTTACTACTCGTTATGAATTACCGGACGGCACCAGAGTGTTTGGTAAAGAAATCAAATATAATCCAGAAAAACATTTTACTAATGAGATGATACAACTCTTAGATGAGTGTGCAAAGAAAGAATATAGTTATGGTACTTACCAAATAGGAGAAATGAATGACGATCGAAAAGACGATACTATCGAGTCTGCTCTTTAATGAAGAGTATGGTCGCAGAGCTATCCCTTTTATCAAAGATGAATACTTTAAGGATATAAATGATCGAGTAATCTTCAACCTAATCCATGAATACTTAAACAAATACAACGCTTTCCCCTCAAAGGAGGCGTTAGTCATCGATTTAAGTAATCGTAAAGATTTAAACGAACAACAGTTCAAAGACAGTACTAATACTATCGAGAACTTGAGTTCTGATCCAAATACCAAAATAACTTGGCTGCTTGATCAGACAGAGAAGTTCTGTCAAGACCAAGCTCTATTCAATGCAATCTCTAAGTCTATCAAATTGATGTCTGATGAGAAGGCTGAAATCTCAAAGGGATCTATCCCTCAGCTCTTGTCTGATGCTCTGGCAGTCTCTTTTGATACGCATATTGGTCATAACTTACTTGATGATTGGGAAGATCGGTATGCGATGTATCATCGTAAGGAATCCAAGATTCCGTTTGATCTCGAGTACTTTAATAAGATCACCAAAGGTGGATTGTCGCCTAAGACATTAAACATTGTACTTGCAGGTACTGGTGTGGGTAAGTCAATGTTTATGTGCCATTGTGCATCGGCCAATCTGATGAGCGGCATCAATGTATTGTATATCACTCTTGAAATGTCTGAAGAGAAGATTGCTGAACGTATCGATGCAAACATTCTAAACGTAACGATGGATGAGTTGGCAGAAATGCCAAGAGAGGTCTATGAACGTAAAATCAATCGCGCAAAAGAAAAGACTGTTGGTAAGTTGATCGTAAAGGAATATCCTACTGCATCTGCAAGCTCATCTAACTTTCGATATCTGTTTAATGAATTGAAAATTAAAAAGAATTTTGTACCAGATATCGTTTATATAGATTATCTAAATATCTGCTCATCTGCAAGATTGAAGACTGGTACTAACTTTAATTCATATACCTATGTAAAGGCAATCGCAGAAGAACTTCGTGGTCTTGCAGTGGAGTTCAATGTGCCAATCATTTCGGCCACACAAACAAATCGGAGTGGTTACAGTAACTCGGATGTCAGCATCGAGGATGTTTCTGAATCGTTTGGTTTACCAGCAACTGCAGACTTCATGTTTGCCATCATCACTGGTGAACAGCTCAATGGTCTAAACCAGTTGATGGTTAA